ATCAACAGGATAGCGAGCAGCGAAAACGTGATTCAGTTCTTGCAGTCGCTACAACAGTCAGAGAAGCTGCCGCAAAAAAAAGAAAGGAACTTGAAGCAGAGGGCGTTATTGAATAAATATCCTGACCCTGCACAATTCATACTTGATTACAATCCAGATTTGCAGTTCAAAATTGTTAGGTGTAAGGCGACTCACTCCGATTTAGCCATGAATTTTTCCATACCTACATTAGGGCTATTGGCTTCGACTTATGGAGATGAGACCCCTTTGGAATGGTTGAAAATTCAATTCGGTACACTCAATGACTTCGCAGAGGTATCTACCAAGATTGCTAAGGAGCAGCTTAATGAGTTAGCAGAGATATTTATTTCTGAGTATTATTACATCAATGCAGCTGAGATATGCTTTTTCATTGCACGGTTTAAGTCTGGGAAATACGGGCGATTCTATGGAGCTATAGATCCGATGAAGATTACAAGCGCTATGCTTGACTATATCAAGGAGCGCCGCATTGACATTGAGCGTTACGAACGTGAGCAATACCGACTACAGCGCCAAAAGGAGATAGAAGAGCGCGGTAGCAACGGAATTCCCTATGTCGAGTATCTTGAACGTGAACGTAAGCTTGTGGAAAGTGGAGATGCAGAAGCCATGAAACGAGCGGCAAATCGTGTATGTAGTATCAGTTTACGTAAGTAGTGGCGAAAGCATAAATTTGACAATAAAGTATGAGACTTACAATATGTTGGACGACAAGAGGCAGGCAAAGACGCTTTTACTATGATATATGCAAAAAGTTTGGCATATCGGATTACATGAGTGTTAATCATGAGACGCCATGCGATATAAGGGATGAAGATATGGAACTGTTGAGGGAATGCGAAAAACGAGGGTTTATCCAAATAAGAAACAAACGGTAAATAATTATGGACATAGAGATTGAAAAGAAAATCGAACAATTGGAATGGCAGCGTGACAATGCAATGCGCATACGTTGCCCGTTGGTGGCAAGGAAGTATCAGCGCATGATTGATGAGCTTGCAACAGAGAGCAGAAACAAGAATATGAACAAGGCAGAACAGGCAAGGCAATGACTACCGACACGGCAAATCAGATAATCAGCAAATATGAGAGCCTTGTAGTTCTGTGCACCTACAACATACTGCTCACGAACGACATCTGTTGCGGGCAGGTTATCGAGTGTCTGCATGCGATGAAGAGAACGCCTTATTACAAACAGGCATTCAAGCGGTATTTGAATGATGCCGGTAAGGCAAGAAAGGAATACGAGCGTACTGTAAACAGCGTTATCGGTTCAGACCGGAGCGAGTTTTTCGCCGACTGCAACGACAAGTATACGGAAGAAGTGAACAAGCACGTGGATATGCTGTATTGGCAGTTCAAGCAGGTTCTCGACGATAACGGCATATCCCATTCCGCAGAGATTGCAAGGTTCGAACTTGCAAGAACATTGTGTGATTACGCCTGCATCCAGTTTGACGAAAGGATTAAAGAACTTCGGAAGAAAGACGCACGGTTCAACGGGTTTACGTTGGAATACCTGAAGCTTTCAAATGTGGCAAGGATGATGAACCTTGCTTCCAACTGTTTGAAAATCGGGAAAACGGTCAATATGAACACAGAGCGGTGCACAGCAGCGTTTGATGTGCTGGTAAGAAAGCTGTCGGATGCGGATAATATTGCCAACGCGATAAAAGTTTAGTGAGATGAAACCTATTTATAACCTTATAACCCTCCTCATGGACTGGCTTTCGGTAGAGGTTGGAGCGAATGAAGAGTGGTTCTGAACAAAGACATCATGGTGCAAGATGTGTGTTTCGGAAGACAATCGGGAACGGAATAAAAGGAAGGAAAACAAATGAATATAAAGAAAATAAAGGAACATAACCCTCAATCCTTTTTAGACGATTTGAAACGGGTAAGGGAAATCATGGTCTATACAGAACATACCAACTCCTACTATAAGATTCTTAAACATGAATTATTGAGAGATGCGGAAGAGAAAGCCATCACGTACTATATAACGGATTCTATATTCGCCAGAAAACGTGATGTCATGGTAATAATTTAATCGAGAAAAATATGAAACAGACAACTATTCCAGCTTTTAAATATTGGCTTCGGATACACGGCTTTCGCTTAGAACGGTTCGGTGCCGGAACAAAAAACAATCCAATCAAGATTAAATCAAGAAAAAGAAATAAGATATGAAACAGACAATAAAAGAAGCAGCAAGGGAAGCAATTCATAAGCATTATAATTGTAATGGGACCTATCCATGTTCAGAACGTGAATATTGCGAACATTGTAACGGTCATAATACAGCATTCGATTGTTGCGAATGTGGTGCAGATGAATTTAAAGAAGGATTTATTGCCGGTGCGAACTGGCGAATCAACAGCGTATGGCATAGTAACAATCGAACGTATAAAGCACAAAAAACAGCTTTGGTTATATTCAAAAACGGCAAATCCAAGGTATATGATAACCTCACTGACCTGACAATCGAAAGTCTTTGGGGGGAGGTAGATAGATTTGCTTACATCGAAGATTTACTACCTAATATGGAGGATTAAATCATGAAACCAATTTTGCTTCAAGCAAGTTGGAAAAGATTGTGAACTACATAAATCAGAACATTCAATAAGGATAAGTTATGAAACAGACAGTAGAAGAAGCAGCCCAAAGCATGGCTTACAATAAGATGCCAGATTGGGGAGGATTGCCAGCATTGGCGAAAAAATATTTTATAAAAGGTGCAGACTGGCAGGCAAAGCAATCTCCGTGGATAAGCGTTGAGGACAAGGCTGGTTGTGACACATCTGGCGACTGTATTGTAATGGTTATGAATGGTGATATATTCAAAGCGTATTTTTCATCTGAAAACAAATGGATGAAAAGTAATGGCGGCTATTATGATGAAGTGATAGATGATGTTGTTGCATGGTTTCCCATCCCCTCTTTCGAGGGGATACTCGAAGCCAACAAGGATGTACTGGAACGGATTAAGGAGAAAGGAGATTAAATATGAGAAAGATTGTACAGTTAGACGAATATGAGTATAGCAAGCTTGCGGACCTTGCCAAGCTCAATGAGAAAGAAATTGAAAAACGCGCCATTGACCTATGGAAAGAAAAGGGCGTGGCAGAAATAACAATCAATATAGATACTGAAAAGGACTATAATGACTACTGTCGTATTGATTGTTCTACATATTTCTTCTATAAAGATGACAGATTCTACATTCCAGAGAATGTACGGGAGAGATTCAGGAAAATTGTCAAAGAAAATGTGATGTGGAACATTGAAGAACGGTTCGGAGACTTAAAAGGAGCAATAAATAAATTCAATCGAGAAGCTAAATGGATTGGTTATACAAAATTCATATTTTATATGATGGCTTTGTCCGGTTGGGCTGTAGCTGCTGTGTTGTTTCTTATGCGTTAAAGGAGAAAAGAGATTGAATATGAAGATATATGGAATAATTAGAACAGTCTGGAACGGGAATAGTTATTCTTCCAATCCAGACGAAGATATATTTCTTTATTTGAGTAAGGAAGAACGGGATAAGAACATGCCCAAATGCGTTAGTAATGCCGATATTGAATACAACACTTTTGAAACAGAAACGGAGGACTAAACTATGAAATCAAAACAAGTATTATCAGTCGAACAGATGAAACATTTGCAGGAGCTTGGGCTGGATACAAGCGATGCGAGTATGGTATTAATTGCTACGGACGACGATGGAATTACATTGTTATGGGAAGATGCTGAAAAAGCAATTAAGCACCATTGGTACAATGTATGTTTTAATCTATATTACGCTGAAACAGGTAGTTACGACCATTCGTATAGGAATAGTTGTGGAGTGTTTACCTTGCAGGACATTCTCGACAAGCTGCCTTGCTTTATTGGCACACATGTACTAACCTTACAGAAACTTGCAAATAGCGGAACATGTTTATATATGGAGCCTTATTCGCGTTCTATATTAAACCTGACAGAGAGTAAGGAACTTATTAATTCAGCCTATGAGATGCTGTGCTGGTGTATTGAAAACGGATATGTTGAAAAGGAGGGTAAATAATGAAAGCGAGAATAAAAGAGACTGGAGAAATTATCAATATTTCTGATTACGCACGTGTCACACTTGATAAGTGTGATAGTTACGGGAGTCCTATTGAATTAAGTTTTGATGAGGTTGAAATACTTCAAGAAAGGTCTGATAATATTGATTGGGAACAACGTAGATATGAATTGGCAAAATCCGCTATGCAAGGGTATTGTATTGCTTTAGGAATAAACGATGACAGTGAAACTTATGATGATATTGCAATAGGCTCTTTGAGGGTGGCTGATGCACTAATAAAGAAATTGAAAGGGAAATAACCATGGATATAGAAGAAGCAAAAAACAAGAAAGCGAAAGCCGAAATGGAGATAGCTCATATTTTGGAAAAACTTGAAGCCGAAACGGGTTTAAAAGTCAGCAACATGTTTTATATATGCAGAGAAGAGGAAAAATCTGCGTTAGCAGCTTCCCCCATAGAGCATATAAAAACCAATATAATCTTAACGTTATAACCATGGAAATAAAGAATGTAGGACAACTTAGGAAAATCATTGAGAACCTTTCCGATGATTACGAAATTGAGATGAGAATCAGACGCAAATTAACGGAGGAAGAATTGAAACATTGCAGATACCCTTATCCTTATGATACGAAATATCTTACTTTGGAATTTGACGATATAGGCGTTTCTAGCAAGGTGTTATGTTTGGGTGTAACTTCTAATGATTGATGATATGGAAGTAACCGATTTTCTTGAAGTAGTAATACTTTGCTTGTCATTATTAATAGTCATTCCTATACTTATGATTATTTGGATTGATTGTGATAGAATTGAGAAAAAAAGAAGAAACAGATGGAAATAAAGAACGGAATAATAATAGACGGAGTGCTGCATGAAGCGGTACAATATAAAATTAACTGTAAAAGATGTTCACTGCTATCTGTGTGTTATGAGTTTAATGCTGTTTGTGCCGTTATTGGTTGCGAAGCATTTGTTGAGCGTGGCAAAGTGACAGATATTAAGATAGATAAGGAGGAATAACTATGGGATTTACAACACCGTGCTTCATACGCAAAAACACACAGGAACTTAGAAAGAAACTGGAAGAGTTGGGATATGAAATCCTTAATTCTGGTGATACAACTTTAGACGCACATAATTATGACGGCAAGGGAAGTCATAAAAGTATCGAAGAGGGAAAGGCTATCATAACGTCTTATGGTAATTTATATGGAGTGGTATATGATGTAGATACTGTCACCAAGAAAGGAAGAATTGATTGCGGAACCAACGAGGAACTTTTCTTGGCTATCGCTGCATTAAGGGATGATACAAATTATATGCAATGGTTTGTCTGTACGAGTGATTATAAAGAATCTGATGGTAAAGAGTGGAAAGTTGGAGACTTTGATTTAAATACATGTCCGGATGATTTTGACAACATACTTCCTCATTGGCGTAAGGCTACCGTAAACGAACTGATTGAACACTTTAAAGATAAGAAAGAACAATTATGTGTAGAATAGCATATTTTGGGACAGATGGTTGTCTCGGACATCATTTTAAAGCTATTTCTGGAAGATTTTCTCCTCAAGAGAAAGAAGACCTTAGCAAAATAGATGAAGACTTTCAATTATTCGGTTTTTCCGGCTTTAATTTTTTCACGTACAAGGGGTATGGGTGTCTTTCTTTCTCTGCAAGTCCGGATGATAATCGTTATGGCAGTAAGACTGTGTTTTTTGTTGAGGGAACCTATTTAAAAACAGAAGTATTAGAGGCTTTGGAAGAAGCTCCGTTTGTGAAAAAACAATTCCAGAAGTTAGCCGATATGTATGGTGTAGAAATACCTAAAATAAAAGATTATGAATGATATAAAACTATCACTCCGGCAAATAGAAAAAATGGAACATGCTATCGGATTTAGCCGTGAGAAAATAAAAAGAAATAGATATGAGGCTTATCGTAATAGATTTGTAGTAAATAACTCCGATAAGGACTGGGAGGAATTGGTATCTATCGGATATGCAGAAAAGCGAGAGTTTGAGATTGAAAAACAAATCGTGTACTATGTTTCCGAACTTGGGATAAAATATTTAGGGGTGTTATTGGGGTGTATAATAATAGAAGGTAAATAGCCATGACCGAAGAACTTGTAACATTAGAAACAGCAAAGATGCTGAGAGAGAAAGGCTTTAATGAGCCATGTATGATTGCTATTAATATTGAAGATAGTAGACAATATGGTACCAATAGAACAAATAGCGAGTTACCAATAAAAGTATGTTCCCATCCTACTCAATCCGTTACACAAAAGTGGCTGCGTGAAACCAAGAACCTGCACATTTCCATCTTTAAATACGCATGTGGATATGACTATGATATATGCAAGGCTGATAATGGAACTCATATAACTGATGGGGTATTAAAGGGTCCTAATGATGGTGGACAGTGGAATACCTACGAGGAAGCACTGGAAGCCGGAATACAAGAAACTTTAAAACTTATATAACCATTATGAGCAAAGGAATTTACACAAAAGAAAATGTAGGTAATGGTGTATTCATCTTTACCGCCAACAAGAGTTTTGTAGAACCTAAATTTTGGGGACTGCATGAGGAAAACGAACAGGCACAATGTGTAGCTATCGTCCATGATGGCAATGCTTTATTCTTCTATCCGGAAGATATGGATAATGATACCCATATTCTTCTTGATTGGAAGAAAGAGCAAACAGGGAAGATATATCCAACCGCAGAAGAAGGTATGAAGGATACTGATGGAATAGGCAATACCAAAGCATTGGCTGCATCCGGAAGCGAAATTGCTGAGAAAGTCATAGCATTGGATTTATGTGGATTAAGTTGGCACATTCCTACACTACAAGAGAGTATCTTAGGGTACGAACATAAGGTTATGCTGAATGCAGCCTTAGCTATCTGCGGAAAACAACCAATGAAAGATGACTGGTATTGGTGCTCTACGAGAAAAGAAGATGAACGTAATTTTTCTCTTCATTGGCTCAGAGGTTATTATTACAGCACTTATCAAGACTTTAAATATTGGGTTCGCCCCGTGTCCGCTGCCTCTCTTAATTCACTTTAACCTTATAAATGATTATAACTATGGCAAAAGTATTTATAACAAAGTATGCCTTAACAGAAGGTATTAAAGAGATAGAAGCAGATATTATTATAAGTAGATTTGAAGATGGAGAATATGTAATGGATGGTTTATGTTCTTACTTCTGTATAGGGGAAAACGCATTCACCGATAAATCCGAAGCGTTGAAAAAGGCGGAAGAAATGAGGATTAGGAAAATCGCTTCTCTTCGTAAGCAGATTGAGAAACTTGAGAAATTATCTTTTAAAGTAGAGGAGATTTGATTATGGAACAAGAAAGAAAAATCGGAGAGGTATTTGAATATAATGGAGAAAAAATTATCGTGAAAAAAGATAGCGATTTTATATACGAATGTGATAGATGCGTCTTTAATGGTAAACCGGAATGCAGTGATTGTCGTTGCATTTCTTATAAGAGACAAGATAAACAAGATGTGCACTTTGAAAAAGTGGAGGATTGATTATGAAAGCAAACCTAATATTTTTTCTTGCGATATTCATCATATCAGCATTATTCATCGGTCATTTCCGACTGACATTCTCACCGTTCAGTGTATCCTTTCTCTATTGGCATAGGACTGTAGGAGTTATTCTTATCGTTGCAGGATGCTTGGTTTACAACATAGGTGAGCATATATCAGGCTACAAGAAAGGACTGGATGAAGGTATGGAGATTGTTTTGAAAGAGTTAAAAAAAAGATACAATGAAGAAGATAATGTTCAATGATAAATACAGTCTAACCCAGGCTGTATTGGATGGTCGGAAGACTATGACGAGAAGAATAATCAAATGTCCAAGAACTTTTAAAGGAGAATGGGTTGCCGGATTCAATATACACAGACGCCATTCTGATAAAAAGATTGTTGGTTGGCCTTATATGTATGATGCAGATGAAAGAGAGTTTGATATGGGCGAGATATTGCCAAAATACAAAGTAGGTGAAGTCGTTGCCGTTGCACAGAGATACAAAGATGTAGTAGAAAAAAGGAACGAAGCCCAAGAAACATTATGTCTATATAAAATAGGTGAAGAATATCTTACAATGGAAGAAATGGGAGCAGGATGGAGTAATACTATGTTTACAAAGGCTGACCTCATGCCCCATCATATCCGCATTACCGACATCAAGATAGAACGGTTGCAAGACATTTCCGATGAAGATTGCTTTAAGGAAGGAATTTTTAAATGGGATGCTGGACAAAAGGATATTCCTTTTTATTCATTCCATTACGCAGATATACCCGACTACAATGATCCTCGTGACGCATTCGCAGAACTGATAGATAAAGTCTCCGGCAAAGGTACATGGGAATCCAATCCTTATGTATTCGTTTATGAATTTGAACTGATTGATTAAAAACGAGAAAAGATATTGATTATGAAACGTGAAATAAAATTCAGAGGAAAAAGCACTGATACGGGGAAATGGATATATGGATTTCTCTCTTTTTTCTATACTGCCGGAAGGGACGAAAACGGACTTATCCTCACAGACAAGGCAAAGATATATTCTCCGGAAGACTGCCGGTGCGATGACGTATGGGCTGAAACTGTTGGTCAGTTCACCGGCTTATGTGATAAGAACGGTGAAGAAATATACGAAGGTGATATTGTTGAATGCAACGGAGATATATGCAAGGTTATGTACAGTAATCATTATGCCGGATTTGCGCTTGATAAAAAAGATTGGCTATATCTCCACTTCTTTGGAGAAGCATTTAGTAATAAAGATTGTCTTGTTATTGGCAACATACACGATAACATTGAGTTATTGAAATAAAACAACCATGAGTAAATTAGAGCAAATCGCCACAATTGATTACTGCTACTGGCGATTGGAAAAGTTGAATGAGGCTCTTTCCAAGCCTAAATCGACTATGGAGCGGTTGGTTGATAAAGCCTGCGGTTATAATGAAGTAGAAGAAGTGAAAAAGGAAGCTATAGCCCTTTTGGAACAGATTGTTGAAAGTAAAAAGGCTATCGGTGCGGATTATTCGAGAGATAGTGAGTTTCTTGATAAATTGAAGAGTAAATAATGTTATGAGTAAAAAGAAAGTATATATCAGTCTGCCTATCACTGGGTATGACATAAAAGATGTTGAGAAAAGATGCAAATCTGCTTCCGAGTTGATAGAACAACTTGGTTTTGAAGCTGTATCTCCCTTAGAGGTATCTTCAAATCCGGACGCGAGTTACGAAGAGCATATAGGCAGGGATATTACTGCCCTGCTCCAATGTGATGCTGTAATATTCCTCGAAGGGTGGCATTATTCCAATGGATGTAGTCTTGAACATAGTGCAGCCGGGATTTACGAGAAAGAGAGATTGTTTTCCATTGGAGAATTGAAACGCTACGCAAAAGAAATAGGCATATGAGCAAACTATACAAAGTAACCCTCTTCGGTAAATCATTCATTATAGGATGGTTCAGTTATGCAGATAAATGGTATCATAAATTTAGTATAATACATTGAACATGAAAATTATATTTCTTGATATAGACGGAGTAATTTCCACGGAAAAGTCACATTATACACTTGATAAGGATGCGTGTGATTTACTTGGTAAGATTATAGATGCTACAGATGCCAATATTGTCATTTCTTCGTCTTGGAGAAGAAACACGGTAGAAGATACAAAAAGGGAATTAACAACCATAAGACATTCAGTCCCGTTTCCATTTCCATACGCTGATAGAATTGTAGGAGTAACTATAAGAGCGTATGCCTACATTATGCAAGGTATTCATCTTAGCATTCCTCGTGGAGTTGAGATAAAACAATGGATTGACACTCATATCCACTCTGAAAATGGAAAAAATTGGAACTATAAAGAGATTGGATCTGATTTTAATTACGTGATACTGGATGATGATAGCGATATGCTTCTTGAACAAGCTGAACACTTTGTAAAGACTGATACTCTATTGGGATTGTCGGAAGATGATGTTGAGCGAGCTATTAAAATATTGAACCAATGAGAAAAGCAGACAGAATAATCAGAGACAAGTGTAAGGACGATATATCTAAGGTTGGCTAAGTATGGACTTACAAAAGTTAAATGCAGATAACATGAAAGAGAATAATATTTTAAACAAAGAGATTTATACAGAGGCTATGATAGCAGCCTCTAAGGTTGATTTCCTTGAGAGCAAGGAAGAGGTTAAGATGTATGCCACTTCGCTGTATAACGCAGTAATGTGGGGCAGAAATCATACGGTTAAAGCAAAAGAATTAGAGACACCAAGCTAATACCCTCACCAAAACGGCAAGCGGTATAACCCAATGGAGAACCCGTTCAAAGCGTTCTAAACGTTCCATTGGATAACCCGGAAAAGGCGGCAATAGTCCATGTAAAGGACATTGTCCGCCAATTCAAGCAGTTCATCTATGTAATCCCTTTTTCGCATCACGTTCAAGTTTTCTACGTTGTTGGCGGTTTATACCATTTGCTATGGCAAGGCTGTTCAGTGTCTCTTTCTGTTCGGGAGAAAGCATGTTATATACTTCTTCCCGTGATTTGCCTGATAAAATGGCTTGTACTATTTTCCACATAAGCTACGTCTGCAATGTTCACACAAAAATTTCTTCGCTACCGGGAACATCTTCTGTCCCACATATCCGCTAAGGTACTGCGCCTCTTCCCCGTATGGGTCGATGCCGAACGCCCGTGAGATATGCCGGCATAGATGTCCCTTTTCATGGTCGAAAGAGTTTTGAAACTCTGCCGGGGAAGAAGTAAGGGCTATAACCATTACGGTCTGCCTGTTTCGGATATTGGAGTAAGTGATACCCGTATTCAGATTGCAGGAGCGCATGTTCTTATAGGCATTCGCCAAATCCATCCCCCTGCATCCTACCCGCTGAAGGTCGGCGATGATACGGTCGGTATAATAGCAGTCCACCGCATAATATACACGCACTTCCCAATCATAATCCGGTATGTAAAATTCCTGTATTATCATAGGCTACATCATCTGTTCCCACATGATAGGATTGCCGGAGCCTATGCAGTCGGCATAGAACCGCGTGAAAGGCATTCCATTGTAAGCGTCCACATCATCTATGTAATCCTTAATGAACAATGCGAGATGGGCTTCGTCAGTGATAGAACTTTTGTAGTAATCCGACTTCGCCATGTTTGCCACGTAAACGCTGTCGTACCCTGCATCCTTCTCCAGGTTTATACTGTACTTTTTAAGAAGTTCCTCTACCTGTTCTTTGCTGATTGGTTCAAGTTTTTCCTCCTTGCCCGTAGATTTGTTTTCCATCTTCATGCGGGAAACAGCCCATAGGCACATCTTCTTGCTGAAATGCCATCCGTACTGGCTGAGATAGTCAGCCATTGCAGGCGGTATTCTGTCGTATGTATCTAATCTTTGTTTCATATTTTCCTGATTTTAAGTGATTGGCAAAAGAGGGGAATAATCCCCTCTCCATTACATGAACTCTCCGTTGGCGCGTCTGCGTCTGCGTTCGCCCATATCATCACCGTAAGGCTGTGAACCGCGGCGTTCGCTGTAAACCGGATATTCCGGGAAGTAACCCGGCATACGGCGTTCGCCCATATCTGAGCCGCCGCTATAGTTTCCACCGCGTGAACCACCGCTGTTACGATAGCCCATTTCACCGCCCTGCATCTCACGCATGGCTTTTTCGTAACCATAACGGCAACCCTCTCTATAGGCTTCTTCCATAGGATTACCGCCTCTCATACCGAAGTCACGGTCATATTCTCCGCGTCCTTCTTCCAATATTTCCCACATTCCCATATTATTTCTTTGTTTTAGATGTTTCAGAAACTCCGAGCTGTTCCATAAGCCGTTTGTTCAAATCCATAAGGTCGGACATGTTCTTGCTCATTTCCGCCATTTGCCCTTTCAGAGAGGATATTTCCTGTTCCTGACGTTGTTTCTCTGCAAATTCGGGGTTCAAGAGCGTCAGCATCTTGTCACATCCCGCAATGACGGAATTGTGGAAGTCCATGCTATTGATAATGTCTATGCTTTTCTGCTTCATAGAAGCGACCTCGTTGTTCATCGCATCACGAGAGCATGACACTACGATATTGCCGTTCTGTCCGAAGTCGGCTATATCCATGCCGGCAGGTAGATTTTGGAAAGTCGTGTTCTGCCCGTTGATACAGACAACGACATCCACAACCATTTCCATTTGGGGTAACTGTCCCATAGGGGATGCCATAGGATATTTCGGCTTGGGAGCGGAAACGCTGACTACCGGACCGTATTCGATAAACGGATTAGCATCCTTATGAAGTATATACAACTGGTTATTGGTACGAAGTGATTGAAACATATTGGTTTGATTTTAAAGGGGTGTGGCTATTCCCATTTTGGAAATAACCACAAAGCCCCATGTTAACTACTTGCTCTTTTGAGCGGTTGCTTCTGCTGTCGGAGTCGGTGTCGATGCGGTTGTCGGACGATACCCACCGTTAACAAGGAACAGTTCGTTGGTGTACTTGTTATAGTGAATTTCGTAGATACCCGTTCCGGCAAGGTTGCCGACAGTCACCGGCTCATTGTTGTAAGCCAGTAACGGTCTTGTATCCCCGTTAGTCCCTATCAGTATCGGGAGTGTAGCAGTCGTGCCGGCTGGTATTGCCTGGCGGAGACTGACATAGAAACCGCCTACATAGCTTCTGTTACGAAACGCATGGTTAGGAAGTTCCAAAGTTACGTTCTCCGTGCCGACCGTTACGGCTACCGTAGGAAGGGTATTGAAATTAGCCCTTCCAATAGTAGGGAACAAAAAAGGAAATCCTGTAAAAAAGTTAGGCCACATAATTACCCCCTTTCTTACCGGAATTAACCCCAGTAGTTGTTACAACCACAACCGCCACGTCCATACATTGCATCACCGGCGTAAGCACCGAAAGCCGCAGCACGGAAACAGTCTGTGTTGATGGCTTGAATATTAGGGTAAACAACCGGAACGGTGTTAGGCATCTTGCATTTTATTCCATCGACATCGGACCGCAATGCCTGCAAGCCTGCTGCCAAAGGAGCAATCTGTTGTCCTACTGAACTCAGGATAGTAGCATTCTGGTTACGTTGGGAGATTTCAGCAGTCAAAGTGGCTTTTTCTGCTGTAAGAGCCGCAATCTTGTCCTGCAATGCCTGGTTCTGCATGGCGTCCAACTTCGCAAGGATAGCATTGGTATTGGCAGTCGCACCGTCACGCAATGAAAGGGCATTCTGATTGGCTGTGTTGACAAGCGCGTTAGTCTGATTGCACATCGCAAGCTGGTTCTCATAGCCCATTGTGGTAATGGCGTTCTGAGTCTTGCAGCAACAATCTGCAATCTGAGTAAGAACAGCCTGATTTCCGGACTGGAATGCGTTGATGATTTGCTGGCTTGACATGCCCACCTGATTGCCCACATTGGCGATAAGTCCCTGGATGTTGCACAGGGCGCTCTGTAACTGTTGGGTAGAGCAGTTCAAAGAAGAAGCAAGCTGGTTGATGGCATTGCCATTGCCCTGAATGGCTGACATCAGGTATTCACGACCGACATCACCGTTAAGCTCGGCAGGCAGACCTCCACCATTGCCAAAGCGGTTGCCAAAGCCGTTGCCGCCCCAACAGAACCACAAAAGGATAATCCAGATGAACCACCACGAGCCGCCCCATTGGTCTTGGCTGCCACGTCCCTGGTTCAGTAAAGCGAGAAGTCCGGGGTCTACACCCTTGCTTCCCATCAAGTTGGGCAACATAGCCATGATGTCGAATTTGCTTCCGCCACCATTTCCGTTGTTCCCGTCTTGGTTGAAGACATACGTTCTTTCCATAGAGATTTATATTTTGTATTACGGTCAAAATCAACCGCATCACAAAAGTATAAATACGCAATCTGCCATGAAATCAGTTGTTTCCCAACGCTTTCCTAATGTTTTCCCAATATATTCTCAACATTTTCCCGCCTTCCATACGTTCTTGAAAATTGGAAATCATGTAGTTTATCGCACGTTTGGTCTTGTGGATTTTAGGAGCTATCTGTGAAGGATACATTCCCCTTTCGACAAGTAACTGTACAAGCAAATAGCGGGCGTCTACGGTTTCCGTATCCTTATCCGAAGATAGTATTCGGCTGGCGGGTATTTCGGTCTCCTGCGCCACTAGATTGATTGTTTCGGCAAAGATTTCTGACTTACACATAGTTTTTCTGAATTTTATATTTATCTTTGCCCTGCCACATAAAATATTTGATTATATACGAACAAAGCATAAGATACCGTGTTGAAGATATTAAAGCCTCCAACGGAAAGGGTCTTATGCTTTATCATGTTTTTATGTGGCAATATCAACGTGATTTCGTTGGGGGCTTTCTTTATACTCTAAGCCCCGAAAGAGCGTCAGCTACAAGCCAACTTCTACATCGTTAATTTCTTTCTTATCTTTATGGTGAGCCAAACAATTACGAACAAAACACATGTCAGATTTATCGAAATGCTGACACCACCGTAATTGATTTTAAATTTTTCCCACCATGACAGTTCCCTCTCTACCGGATAAGGTTTGGGCACTTCAATCCTTCTTATCTTTTCGATAAAATACGGCATTTTGACCGTTACCGTAGCATGAGGATAAATACCCAATGAATGGTTCAATATCCCGTTGCTAAATGAAGCATAGCTGTAGGCATACGGATTGCGAAGGAATGACGTTGTATCGGCAACAGATACGCTGTCCTTGTACGGTATCAGCTTCTCTTGAAATGTAGTATCATGGAAAACCACACTGTCAAGAACCTTTGTCTCAACCGGCATATAAACAGTCCTCGTCCTACAGGAATACACCGTCAACGCAAGAAATACTATATACACTAACTTCTTCATAACTTCAACAGATAATGATTAACAACCATGCCTGCACATATTGCAGCAACTCCACACAGCAAGTCTATTTTGCTCCACTTGCCGTTATAGTAGTGGCAACGGTCGCTGTTCTCCTTGATGAAGAGCATCAGCAGTGCAGTACTGCTACCGAATACTATGGCGGTGGATAGATAGACCACCGCACCTAAGATGTTATTTCTCATAACAATTAGTATATATTTATGATATTAATTTCATCCCGGCACTTCACAGTCCGGGATGAATACTGTTCAGGATATTCCTCAATCATTTTTACTCTTCGTCAGAAACGGATTGAATGGGACTGCAACTTGTGGATAGGCTATAAATCCAATGATGTTGTATCTCATTCTTTTACATTATTGAATTGCACAACAATCGCATTAGCGAATACATTATCTTCCTTATGGCTGTTATTCGTGAATAGAACATTGCATTTCGTAACATCAGAATCGAAAGAGAATCTATAGTTAAAACGGTTACCCGTTATTGTAAATTTACAATTTGCATTATCAACAAAATGCCAACTGACATCGGATACATTTTCTTTGCCATTTTTAAAAATACAATTCTTTATAATAATATCCATGTGTAAATTACTGCCACAGCCTAAAGGCTTGGAAAGATATTGTGTATGCTCGCTTTGAATATATTCTACAATCAAATTGTCATACACGTGTTTATAATAAGAATCTGCACCTGAACCTTCATCGTGAATAGCATAAATATTATCATATTGAATAAGATGTCCATCATGTAACTCATAGTTAGAATTGAAACCAATTCTTTGAGTCCCGAATAAAGATTGGTTATTATATACTATTTCAGAAGCACTATCACATTTAGAAATAAGAGTAGAATGATTGAAGAAATATCTACAATTACCGCCAATAGGTAATTCAATAGCGGTTGCAAATTTATATTTAGTATTCATCAACTCAAATATCTTTATAAAAGTATATTCACCGGTTTCAAAATAGACATCGCAATCCTGAGTAATATAAGCGGAAGCTAATTTAAGAAAAATCTCTTCCTCACTATCACTAAGATTGATATTGACAACAGGTCGAGTTCCTTTCTTTTTAAGAATAGTGGACTGACATAGTATCAAATTATAATTATTCTTAGCAGAAGCAAAGAATTTATCAGTAATTACACTGTCTCTATAATATGTAAATGCAACTAATTCGGCGTTTTCAGGAAAATTTTCTTTAAGAACCGGATTTTTATTATAAAAATTAAGGGTAGAAATATATTTACCATTTTTATCAAAGAAAACAACGTCAGCATTTCCATTTGTATTTGTATAAATATTATTATTTCTATCAAGAGGAACAATAGATGTACAATTTCTTTGTAGTATATTATCATGTACAATTACACCATTTTGCCAAACTTTATTTTCGTAAATGTCAAACAATAAATTGTAATCTGTGATTTCTATATCATTTTCAACCATAGCAAACACAGTTTTGTTTAGCCATCTACCGACATCAGTAAATGTTCCGCCCTGGAACTCCCACGTTTCTACCTTGCCGTCCGAATTTATGAACAATACCTTCAGCCCGATATTTCTAAGTTCCTGCGGAACTTGGGCAATGGCGCCTTTCAGACTGTACTTGTTACTCCCGTCAATTCCCGAAGTAGAATGCTGGACGGAAACATTATACTCGGTGATGTAGTTCATATAGTCAGTGCTGCCACCAGTGCCACCACCAGTGCCGATGTATTCCTTCAATGTAGCGGTACTCATTGAGCCATTGCTACTACCTTGCTGAAAAGGTATCAGCTCGTTTCCTGTTAAGTTCTCCTTTTGAGGGAGTTGTCCTATTTGTAATCCTTCTGCCATATCTTTTTATTTTTTATCATTTTATTTTTTGTTATCTGCAAGTAATATCGGCTCTTCGTTAGCCAACAATAACGGAGTGCCATCCGACAATAATAAATACTTTCCGTCAGGGGATGGGTTTGGTCCCGGTTTATTATCCTTGATATATGAATACCCTATAGTAAGTATCCCAATAGTAGGAATACCGATTGTCGGAATGCTGATGTTGGGGATAGTGATTGGTTTCATAGGCTATCCCTCTTTAATCATTTTGGCTTCCAATACTTCGGTAGCGCTCTTGATTGTGACGTTTATGCCATTCGCTATCCCTGCGATGCGGAAAATCGTATTGGACGCACCGTTATATTGGGATGCGTTGGGATAAAGAGGGACGGGCTCCAAATCATCAATTCCTGCGAAAGCGGTCACATATCCGCCCTTGTTCTTTATCTGTATGGTAACGGGATTACCGTCACTGACAAACGTTGCGTAATACGCTGTTTTGCCTTCTTCTTGTTGAAATGATAAAACTTCTGCTGCCATGATGTTTACTTTTTAGAGTTTCAATACTTGGTTTCTGTTGCCCTCTCTTCGGTGGCTGACGTGTACCCATGAGAAGTTTTTCTCATCAATAACCTGGTCAAAGGGAAGCTTCAATTCTTGTATAAGATTAAACAGTCTTTTGTTCTCTTTCGGGGTATTCGGAGTGCCGACAATATCGGCAGCACACCCGTTCATGTGGTCGCTCGTTTTAGAGCCGCCTACCGCTTTATTCAGAACAGGGCAACGGTATCCGCTTGTCACTGTGATAGGTTTTCCGTAAGCCTCTCTTAACGGGTCGAGGACATTGTCAACCAACGCTTGTGCATTGGGAAGCAGTTCTTGCGGTAATCTGTTATCTATAGCTTTCTTATCAGCCGTTTCGCTTTTAACCAGTTCTGCAATTGTAAAGTATCTCATGTTATTTCTCCTTTCTAAAATATTTGTCATAAACTAAACGAGCCACCCATCCGGCAACAACACCGACACCGAATGATACAACAGTAGTCAGGTTCACCCAAAACGGGGTGTAGTGCATGTAAAGCATAACTCCCACGATGATAGCGATAACAATCGCTGCGATAATCAGTTTCTTTTTCATTTTGTTACTCCTTATCTTTAGTTATTATTTCATTCATATCTTCTTTCTCTACATCGAGCACTTTCTTTCCGAACAATCCCAACGCTTTCAGTAAGTTGAAATTATATCCCTTTGGCTTCAAGATATTGCTTATGATAGAGCAGAACTCTATGAAGCAGACAAACAAGCATGAATACACATCAATATTCCATTTATTGCCGGAAGCAATGTTTATCATCACCACCATACAAACAAAGGCAAAGTATGTCACCATTTTACCCATAGTACGGCGCACGGCACTTGAAAACCGAAATTCTTCACCCAATAGCAGGCATTTCCTTATCCCGAACATCAAATCGCATACAACGACTGAAAATGTTACTATCAGCCACGGTATCATGTGTTCCAATGACTGTGCAATAAAACTGCTTGCTATTACCGAGAAACCACCCGGTATGCTTTGGGTAATAATGTTATTCTTCATCTTATCGTTATTTGTCAATTATTCATATCTTTGTGTCTCTTATCAAATAAGCGAACTACTGTCATTCCGTTTTGCTCGTGAGAGTAGGACGGGATTTTCATATCTTACCGTAATAGTGGAACCATGCTCCCCATTTACGTTCTTTCAAGTAGTTCGGGTTGTCTTGGTTGAGTTTGGCTTCCATCTCAAATGCGCTCGCACGGTAAGCGTTTTTATTGACCTCTCCGTCCCCAATCTTGTTGTCTGTAAACAGGTGGTACACGAAGCTCACAAACCATTCTGCCAAATAAAGAATGTAGTAGAATATCGGGACAAGTAACAACCAGCATGCACTGACATGGAACGCCAGCAATACAGACGGGATAGTCGCTATCTCCATGCACTCGAAGAACTGTTTCTGATGTGTACGTTCATGGCGTATGGTTGTTTCGGACAGTTCTTTCAGCTTCGTAAGGATGAAGCCGAAGAGCATGATTGTTGTGTAGCTGCCAAATAGGATAAGTTTCGCAAACCAGTTTTCATAAAATACTTTTACTCTCATAATCAAAAAAGTTAAATTCAATTCTTATAATTACTTTCTTATATAATTATAGCTGTATAATTTACCATCAATTTTAAATTCAGTAAGCACCGTTGGAGCGGTCGTTTCGTTGGCAATATAACGAGGAGCACACATACCTAATAGAACAGCATAATTACCGTAATTCGTGACAGAACCGTAAACATCAGGAATTACTTGCTCATTAAGAGGACAAACTTTAAAACCGCTATCTATTCCAGCTAATACAATTCTATATTCAAAACTTTCTATATATTTTGAAAAATATAGTGCTACTTGAAAATTTTGCGGGTCTCCAAAATAAGGCAACTCAATGTATTGTTGAAGAGTAATGGGTGTTAAATCATTCTCACCAACACAAGGATAAGGATAGCCAGCATAAATAATCTTATTACCGATATTAAGCAAATCAATATTTTTATTTCCAACAGCAAGATTACTAATAGATGTAGCTCCAATTTTAACCATATCTAACTATCTCCATTTTTTAATATCAGGGTTTATATTTCCGCTCTAAATTCTTATCTCTCATATCAAGCATCTGTTGTAGCATACATTGTATATTCGTTTTTAGTACCGATACTATCATATTCAGATTTAGTACGTTTAACAACTCTTTGTAGATTATCGGATGTAAGAATATCTTCAATAAAAAGTTTATCCTCACTTTTATCGTCATCAAATAAGTTTAATGCTATTGCTATTCGTTTAGAAACAGGTCCCTGAGAAGTATAATAACTAATATTAAATTCTATTTCATATCTTTCTTCATCAGTATAATAAGTATAAACAGAAGAAAGTTCTATACAATTTCTATAGCTTGAGTAACTATGTATATAATATTTAGTATGGTTATTGCAAATATCTATAATCATATTCTTAATAACATCAGTAGAACCAAATATTTTAACAACATGGTCATAAGCTTCTGTACCCCATATATTTTTATTGATAGTTAACAAAGAACCATCGGCAACATCAATAACTTTGCCATAACCGATATTATCCGCATACTCCTTCGTTGCTATATTCGCCACTATTTCCGCAGGGGGGTCAGTAGTTGGACTAACACTTTGGTCGCCTGCTATATATGTACCGGTATGAAGAATAACTTTTGCTTCATGAGAAGCATAAAAGTGATATTTACCACCACCTCGTACAAAAACATAGCATATATCAAAGTGGCTCAAATTACCTAAACCCCTCACAGGGTCTATATCTGCATGAATAAAATCTGATAAGTATATAGTAGTCTTGCTATCACGATTAACGCCCCAAGCATTCGGAGCAAATTCCCAAATTTTACGAGTAGAAAAACCTCTCTCATGTGTAGACCATGACGGTTTTGTACCGCTATCTAATGATACAAGCACTTCTACTCGTATATTCATTCTTTCTCCAGCAGCAATTGTAACCGGATACCACGTATTTTCATCCAACCCGGAGGCGTCAATCTCTGTAAGCCCCATCATGTAGCCAAAACTACGAGCGCTTGAAAAGCTGTCATCGACATACTTCTTATCAGAGACTTCCGCCCAATTCCCATTCTTACGACCGTATGCCTTGCCATCAGTTGGTGCCTCGTCTATACCGCCTATCTTCCCCTGGCTTACCCATTCACCATTACTTGCAACCCGTTCTCCGTTATCTGCAAGTAATATCGGCTCTTCGTTAGCCAACAATAACGGAGTGCCATCCGATAATAATAAATACCTTCTATCAGGGGATGGGTCCGGGTTATTTCCGCCAGCAGAACTTACCCATGCGTAGTAATCATAAGGGGCTTCCGTACCTACAGCCATGAACCCGTCAACTGCCGAACCATCGGGAACGGCAGATTTCAAGGCTTCAAGGGTGGCGTATTCGCCGGCTACACGGAAAGAGCTTCCCGGTTCGCCTTGTATACCTGGCTCGCCTTTTTCTCCTTTCAAAAATTCTAAAGGATAATTGACCACAGAAGCTTCACTGTTGCTTCCTGAAGGTTTAAATGCAGGCAATGACGTTACATCATCCGCTTTGTCCGCATTCGGTACTTCATTAACCCCTATGGAGTTAGCCATAAGACGGGCAACTATTTCTTGATAATCCTGTTCTGTCCAAGCCATAATTATTCCTGTTTATCGGTTACTTCTTCCGGTTGATTGTTGATAGCACGATTGAGCGCGTCAATGAAGAAAGGTTTGCAAAAAGCATTTGCATGCTCTTGTATCAAGGATACTTCTTCATCGGTATACTCTGTCTCTTCATTGGAGTTGTATATCTTCAAAGCGAGTGCATGCGATGCGATACCGTTACCGTTCCGGTATAATACATTCGCAAAATTCTCTCTACAATCTATATTTTCACAATGCTTACGGGTAATGTCCGTAGCAATCAGTAATTGTTTAAAATTTATCTTTTTCATGAGCTTGGGTATGATTTAGTTAATCTTCCATCTTTATAAAAAGAAAGTCCGCTGATGCCAAGAGACACTTGGTATCTTGAACCACTTAAATTTGAAATCATTGACAATGACCCTGCAAAAAGGGTGGTAGACGCAGTTAAGTTGCCATCACTTGCTATATTGTCCAATTTTAATCTTGGGTAAGTAACAGAAGTACCTCCGCCTCCACTATCAAGGAATGAAATTCCACCCACATCATATCCTTTTGAATTATAAAATTTTAGGCTGTTTGAATTTGGGTTTATTTCTATTTTTGTACCTGACGAAGCGGTTGATATTTTGCCAACAATGCTAACATTCCCATTTTCGTCTATCACCAAAGAGTTGTTAGGAGTTCTTACATTTTTAAACACTCCGCTGTTTGCATTTATCTCTCCTTCAAAATATCCACCAATAGCCTTTATTGTCCCGTCTGCCTGAATAGACACATTCCCGTTGGCGGATATATCTCCGGTAAAGTATATGTTTTTGGAAACCACGGAAATGTTATCAAGTGCCACATTGATTTCTGAACCTAATCCGTCTTTTTTAACATATAATTTAAGTTCATCGGTAACCCCATTGATGTCCAGCCCCAACTGCGTTACATCTTCCTCTATTTTTGTAACAGACAATTTGAGGTTTTCCGCTGTCTGCTCAATCTGCGAGAACTTCTGATTATTACTTTCCGAGAGTTCCTTTACTTCTAACCTGATACTTTCTGCTGTCTGCTTTATTTCGGAACTCAATTTTGTATATAAATCCTCGAATGCGTTTTCGGCAAGAGCCAACGAGTGTATGTATATATCCCCCGTAAACTTCAATTCGAAATCACCCGTTCCGTCCCATGTGCCGGAATACTCCTTCATTGCGTATTCCTCACCCGGTTCAAGACGTTCGGTGAAATGCAGGTTCTGACCGGGAAAGCCTATCGTAAGTGTTCCGGCTGTAGCTACCTTATACCGGAAAGAGATAAAGAACTTCTTCGGTTCTTCCCCTTCCTCATAGGTAGGCTTATTGGCTAAATCAGCATTGGACTGTTTAATTCCGGAAGAAAGAATCCGAAGCACGTTTCTGTCTCCGTCTCTGATAATGGCAGCCATAGCATCCTTACGGGAATAGAACTTGTCGTTAACCAATAAGAACTTTCCGTTTACAGTAAAGAAACGAACATCGTTCTTTGTCTCCCAACCGTTCGTATTGCTTGCAAATGATGCGTTATACAGATAATTATCCTTTGCCTGCACCTCGTCAAGCACTTTGGAGATTTCAGAGTAAATCAAGTCTTCCAATATCTTGAACTGGGTAAGGATATTCACACCCGTTTTCAGGATAAAGTCTCCCATGAACTTGTTGCCTTGCGGACTGATAACCGTCACTTCCTTGCCTGCTAAAGAATAGGAATCTATCCCGGCATACTGATGGATACTCGGTGCATCATCGCCATACACAGACAATGTTATTGCATTCTGACGCTTCTTGTCCGTTCTGTTTCCGAGTTGTACAAAACTATCACCTTCCTGCGGTATGTCGCTGTTTGCGTCGCAGTCCGTCTTGCTAAGGTCTATGTAATCCTCGCCAACACCTACACATAAGCGCCAATAATAACGGTTGGATACATTCTCGTAGACACCCGGTTTGATATTAAAGTCTTGGAAACGTATCTGGTCGCCTTCCTTGAACGGGTTCTCGATAGCCGTTTCTCCATCATCCACCAAAAGATAGCAACGCCAAAAATCCTCGTGTTCTTCCACCTTTCCGCATTTCATTCCGGCAGCGGTGAACATGTAGTTCCCGCCTGCATAAGAGAGCTTCTTTATCTCCAACTCGGAGAACATCGCTTTGATACGCACAAAGAGTTCGTCCACTTCAATGTAGGATTTACCCGTCTTGCTGTCTACTTTAATGACAAAGCCTTCACCGAGAGCACCGGAAGAAAAGTTCATGGACTGGATGTAGTCTGAAAACAATCCACCTAAGAACTTTATTAAATAGCTGGTTTGGTCAGGTTTGGTTTTATTCAAAAACAGCTTTTCTCCAAAGGCTTTAATGATTGATTCCACTTGTTGGGTAGTTAATCCTCCACTGCCTTGCCCGCCTACTATTGAATCTATCTGATTCTGTATCTTTTCTAAAGTTCCTATCGCTTTGTCATTGCGAAGGGTAATATCATACGTTGGAATGAGAGCGTCTCCTTCCTTTATTGTAAGGCTGTCAATAATAATGCTCCCGTTGATGTTTAAGTCTTCATCCTCGAACAACATTAAATCACCTTCCTTTATACTGTCATGTAGTTCCGGGTGACGCGCCATAAATATTTCATCTACTTTAGGCTCGTAAGTATATCTTACATAATCATTTTTTGCAAGATATTCTTTGGAAGCTGTTAGCAATCTTTGGGAAGCAGCTTTTATATACACATCCGGCATATCAATACCCAAAAGCACAAATTTATCTCCGGCTTTGATAGTAAAATCCTTATATGGGAAATAAAGATTCAAACCTTCATCATAGATTCTGTTGCATGTCAAGACCCACATATCACCTTGTTTTACGGGCTTGTCTGCATCTCTAAGTATTTCAAATTCACGTCCACCACACATTCCGCTTTTCATGGATATGGTGGGAGTTTCATCGGTAAAGTAATCGTTTATGTCAAATCCAATGTCTTTGAGATATATTTTGAACGGTGGGATGGTTTCTCCTTCTTCAAAGTAACCATCATCTGCAATTGGCGTATTATCTTTGTTCACTGAATCGGAAGCGATTTCATCCAACGCTCCGGTAGCATTTACGATTATTCCCGCGTCTTTCAACTGCTGTGCTGTCATTCCTTCCATAGACGGATATATTTCCGGCAAAGAAGTATCGCTCCCGTCAAAGAAAACCGAACCTTCCCGAACTCCGATAATATCTATGTTTTTACTATCAAGGTATGGGTCAAGTGTCTTTTCCGGAAAATCAGGAAGCATCAAATTTTTAACAGCCATATTATTGGGAACTAATGCTCCAGAAGGTCTTTTGTACTTTCTTGGAACATTGTCCGTCTCAATGCCTTTTTCTATCCGCATCTTTGCACCTATGCGGACGTTGTCCTTGTCGGCTTCGCTATTCAACAAAACGTAGCATTTCCCAAGAAAGCTACCTCTTCTCATTTTATAAGAGTGCCCATTGATTGTCACATCATACAATGCTGTGTCAGATAGGAATTTCATGTAAAAAGGAAGCGTCACAACAGCACCGTCTATCAAATGTGTATTAGGGTCATATCCATAAGATACATCCTCGATGGGAGCTTCGACAATAGGACTACCATATGTTGTATAATAGTTGTACGGCAAGTTTTTGGTACCACCATATGCTCTTAGGCGGGTAATTATCTTCTGTGATGAATCCGCGGTTTTTTGTATGGAGTACAATCCCTTGCCCTTTCCATAGCCGAACATGTTTCCTACTGCAATTCCGGCAGTACCTATTGTTATCGTTCGTCCCCTTATGATAAAGTTTGCCTTAAACTCGCTATTTACCAAAGCAAGTGCGTCCCAAACGTTTATACTGCTTATTGATATGGATTTGTTAGTCTCATTAACATATTCGGGGTGTACTGTAACCGTCCATTTTTGCTCTCCTTTATAGATACGGTCAAGGTTCACCTGTATTCTTTCTGCGAGAGCATTTATGCTTTCAGCGTAAAAACTGAATGTAGGCAGGGAAGAGTAGTGAATTAAGTTATCCTCTTTTACATAGTCCAGGAATTCGCATCTTGTTAGTTCATCTGCGAGAGAGTTGAAAACTACGTTCTCATATTTGAAAGCCTCTCCGTATGTATTTTTGGAGGCTTGCTTCAATTCAGTAGGGTCGTAGTTTATTTCAAATCTTTCTCCGCGGTATATCAGATAGTCCCCGACTGTAAAATCAATCGGAGTGGGGGACGTAACGGTAATGTTAACGGAACAAGCTCCCATGAACTCTCCGTTATACTCTAACTTGTTAGCGACACATCGTTGCGTCTGCCCGTCTTTGCTGTATATTATAAACCGTCCCATTATGCCGTAAGAATAATTTGTGTTTTAGGGTCGGTTACCCGAAATGTAATGTTGAAAGTTACGACATCTCCCTCATCTGTCTTGCGGACAAAAAGGTCGGATTTTATAGATTTAAAATAAACCCCCTGCCTGCCTATTTGGGTATAGGTGTCATAAACCTTTAATTCTGTTCCGTAACCGTCTTTTCCTATCAGATAGTCCAGGAAGGCGACAATTTTTTCATTGGCTGTTCCCATATCACCTTTATAGGCGAACTCTACTTCTATATCATAGGCTTGCACGTAGAGTTCTTCGGGGAAAAAGGTGTCTTCTCCGTCTTGGTCTATCCAGTCCCTTTTGGGCAAATCCTTAATATCTCCATATACAGTAAAAGGGAAGTCCTTGCACACAATCCCCCATTGGGATTTGGTGTCAATAACAGGACTCCCCAGCTTACTTTTCTGAAAATAGATACTGTAAGGCTTTGCCATGTGTTATTTTGAGTTTGTGTTGTAAAAACAAAAAGAGCCAATCAACGGCATATCCGTTAATCAGCTCTTTGGCTTGTATTATCAATACTGCAAATATATGGTGTATTTTCTAAATAATCAAGTAAAATATTAGAAAATTACCCGTTATTTTGTATCCTCTATATCTAAATAATGCTCTTTTGTTTTTCGATAAGATGTTTATTTAACATCTTTAGGTCTAAAGGTGTTTGGGGAATAATAGAGTTTGTTTTGATGATTGTCATATTTTCTCTTCCTACCAATTTCATTATTTCGATTTTTTCACGCTGTATGTCATTAACAATCCCGAATAGTCTTTTTCTAATAGTATTTATATTCATAGTCTAATTTTTTTCAAGGTAAGGCATAGGAAAATGTCGCCTGATGTGGCGGTTAACGACAACACTATGCCTGTTTAATCTTGTTCCAGTGCAACCGCCACGGAGCAATGGTAAGACAACGTTGTTTACAAAACAAACTTACGCATTTTTAGCTGTTGTCCCAAACATAACCTTGCTATTATTTGATTTTTTCTATTGATTGATAGAGCTATTCAAAAACTTGTTTACGAAGTAGACCTGCCCTTTTCCTGTAAGTTTTGTCGTAATTGTAGTATGTAATACTCCGCCGCTACCTGAGCGTACGCCTTTCTTTATCTCGAATAATCCCTGTTCTACATATTGTTGATTCGGAATGTTGTATCGCTCTCCATGCTTACCTAAATACCCGTTTTCACGCATCCATGCAAATAACCTCTTTTCGCCGATAGGGTATCCATTCTGTGTGATAATCTTTGCTAATTCTCCGATTAAGCAAGAACTATTCGCTGATTGTACGGCATTGGTAAAAGCTATGGCGGGAGTGGCTTCGGCAACTTTCTGTTCTGCTTCAACTCTCTTTTGGCGTTCCTCTTTCAAATTCTGTAATGCTTGTATAGCGAAATCCGGATTAGCAAGTAGTTTCTCTATGGTAATATCTGTAGCATAGATTCCATACTTGCGGATTGCTGGTAGAACTTCATGTGTAATCCATCTTCTATACGGTTTTACCTTGTTACTACTACTGAATAGGAGGACTTCATAGAAACCCGTCTCGTTGATAAATGTAGCCATTGAATTTCCGATAATCTCGAAATCGGGATTTAGGGCGTGTAAATCAATAACTTGTACATCTTCCTTGTCTAATCTTTGTTTCACAGATGATGGATTTGTCAGTTCCACAACCTTGCATACATCTGCCAAGCAAAACAAAGGTTCATTGTTTTCGTTCATTATAATTCTTACTTCTCCGAATTGTTCGTTTTTGAAAATTTGAATATTGCTTTTCATAACTTTATATCTTTATATAAATGAAAAGGGGAGCACCAGCCTAACCGTATAAAGTGGAAGTTTACGAGTTAGACCGATGTCCCCAAATATCTTTATCTATGCAGAACTTCCACAAACTGCAACTATGATAGCTATCTTGTGGAAGCAAAGTTATTAAGCATTTGAATATCAGTCAAATGTTAATAATGTCACTTTCTATTTTATTTTGGAATGAATGAAATAGAATGAAATGGCGTGAAATGGAATGAAAATCAATTCCAATAAAAAAAACTTATTATTTTGCTGCAATTTAGATGCTATCCAAACAACAAGCTAATAATTGTTTATCGCCGTTAATTTCATGGGCTTTGTACCGTAATGTGTTAACCAATGATAATGCCTGTGATACCCATAACTTTATGTTATTACGTAATACTTTGAAATATAGTTTACTGCTGTTTGGGTGTTAATCCCATACTTGCCATGTCAAACAACCTTCGCAAACAATTAGCCGAAAGGAAAAACTTTCTTCTTGATAGGGTATAGTCTTTCCCCTCTGCAAACCATTCTTTTATAAAAGTCCTTGCTTCTTTTTCATTAGTGAAAAACAATTGACTTATTTCATTCAGGCTGCACGGATATTTAGTTCCGGCATTATGCTTGGTTACGATATTGCGTACATATTCTTTTATTTTAGGGACAGGGGTGGAGTAGGTGAGTTTATTTGTTTTCATATTCTTTTCTTTAAATTATAATTTATATATTGCCAACCCGCCAGCCGTATTACTGCCGGGGCATCATAACGTGAACGTTGGTCGAACCTCAACGTGCATCTATGCTAACATGTGGCAATATTTCCTTATTAAGGCTTCTAAGGTCAAAATCTGACTTAGAGGCGCTCGGGTTGTATTTTGATATAGACATAGGGGCAAGAAGCGCCATTATTTCCAGCCTCTCCTGCTGTATATCGAGTATTACTTCATCCAGTAGCTTTCTTAATTCTTCCATTTTCGTTTTGGATATAGTTGTGGCTGTCGGGCATTGGAACCGACTGCCGGATGATTAAAATAGCGTGATTAGTATTTTTTCATGCAGCTAACGAATAAGGCTATGATAGATATAAGGACGCCTACAATGGCAAGTATTAAATTCCAATTGATAGGATTGTGCAAGTTGGGGTTAACGGCAAGATAGTGCTTGCCCTCTTCGGCGAGTTTAGCACTCCATACATAACCGCCAATTAAATAATTGGCTTTCACCAATCCTTTCCTCTCAATGGAACGGATGGAAGCAGTAAATACATGCTTCGGGTATGTTGCCGGGCATTTTCCGCCAAACTCTGCAACAATCCGAAATGCTTGCTTCTCTTCCTTTGTTAATTTAATCCGTTCCATAACCTCTCATTTAATAAGGTACACCCGACAAACAATGCAAGCAGCGTAGATACGGCAGTAATCGTTGAAAGCACAATTAGTATGATGTCTTTCCACGGGATAGGATTTTTCAACATGGGATTATATTCCATGTATGCTTTTCCTTTTATTGTAAGTTTTGCCATATACACAACTCCATCTTCATCAGCCTTATATGATACAAGTCCTTTTTCTTTCAGAAGGTCAAGGGTTGTCACAAATAGAAACGGAGAACATTTCAATGGTAATTTCTTGCCGTTGATACTTACACTTCTGAATACAGCCTTTTCTTCCTTTGACAACCTTATCCGTTCCATAACTTACTCGTTTTCTGCAAATTTACTAAATACTACGCAAAATATGCTATGCAGCAGGGTCTATTTCACCCTTAATCTGCTTGATGGCTCTCCTCACGTTCCACTCATTCTCGTACAAGGCGATGATGAAGCGTCTGCCCCTTTCAGTCCATACGGTATAGACGTTGGTTCCTATCGAACCGTCCGAACGTGTGTACGTCTGTGTACGGGTAGAGTGCAATCCCCATATGGAGTAGGGGGAGTGGAGCAGCCATTGCCCCGATTGGCGATAGATTACGTTTGCTTCTTTCAGCTTCTTGTGCAGCTTCTCCGCATCCATGCCTATCTGCTTGGCTATTTGCGTGCTCGTTAGAGTATTCACGCTTTGCAGGTGGTTGTTGTAGTAGTTGACTTTCGGAGCAGCCTCCTTGATTTCCTTGTCTTGCAGTTCGATGGTGGCTTGCTGTTGCTCGGTTTCGGCTTCAAGCTGCTTTAACCGCTCCTCTCTTTTGGCAAGGGTGGCTTGTGCGATGGTTAGGGCACGTGCCATGATTTCTTCGGGGGTGTCGTCTTGCTTGGTGGCGATGTAGCCGCCAGTGGTTCGTACTTCGTGAAGGATTTGTTTAACTCCTTTCTTGAATTGCTTGGCGATTGGTTTGCGGGATTGGAATAAGACTTCATACAAACCATCCTCTGTTAACAGCCAAACTTCTTGATTTCCACCGGGGGTCGTAATAATGTTACGAACCTTTTCGTCTCTATCTACAAGGTTGGTTAGCTTACTTGAATTACTTGCAGAGTATTCTATTATATCTGCAATTTCTTTGGTTAAGAACAATGGATTTTCTGCCGTTCCATATACGGTGAATTGGTGTCCGAGCAATTCGGTTTGTTTTAGGACTTGGATAGAATTTGTTGCCATTTGAAGGATATTTTGGCATTTAGGCAAGAAAAACGGCTGCCCTTTCCCGTTATCCTTCACCTCATAGGCAGTGGGTACATTAATACTCCACACGGGGGTAGCAGCCGCTATGTATAAATAAGTATCGTCAAGGCATAAAAAATGCCTGCAATATGTATGGCAGGCTTCCGCTTGCCTATGAGTTTGAAGGATGCTGCAAAGATATACATAATCTTTAAAAGTGCAAACTTCTTATAAGAAAATCAATTACTTTCGTTTATTTTCTAAGTTTTTGTGCGAATATATAGAAAATATACTCATTTTCATAATTTAATATATTAATAAAAGATGAATATGTTTTATAACATGCTATATATAATGACAACAGATGTTAATAAAGGCGTATCTTTGTTGCAAAATTTAATACGTATTAATAATAATTGATATGAAAAAGCTGATATTATTTTTATTCCTTTTCGGGTGTGTAGCATATTGTTCTAAGTCTTGCGGAGAAGATGATGATAGTAGCATGTATGATGAGGAATATTGGAGTTCCGTTGCACGAGAAAAACAGATGAGAAAAGCTGGGTTTAAAGAATTTGCAGATAGAGAGAAAAGAGAACGGCAAGCTCGTTTGCGGGATATGAAAAACAATCCGCCTGTAAAGGTGGAAAAACAAGAAGTAAGGACATCTTCCAAAAAGGCAGCAGTCAATCCTCTATTTGGTATAACGTCTAATGAGAAGATATTTTTACTTGATAAGCCTAATGGGAATAAAATTTTGAATGAAAATGCTACGGAATATTTTGGAGAAAAAACTTATTATCAAATAGGTGAATTGGATAACGTTATTATACTTGAGGAAAAAGATGGATGGGCAAAAGTACAACATGCCCAATATTCTTTTAATCAAGGATGGATAAAAAAATCTCATTTAAAAAGGCGCAATAAATCTCATACAGAAAGAGTTCAGAGAGGGCTTAATGATTACAAGGGAAGTAAGGAGCAACAAGAAGACCTCAAAGCGATTGACGAATATATGAAGACGCATCCTGACTTTTAGTTATATTGCAATCAAAATATACATTCTCTTGCTAAGGCAATCTCCGTTCTTTACAGTTCGGGGATTTTTTATGCTTTATATGCAATAAAAAACACTGTAATAAAGCAAAATAATATAATGTTTAATTAAAATTAAAGACTTAACTTTGCCGCACATTAATTAACTAAATACATGCTTTATGAGTAATAAAATATTTTTTCTACTTTCTCTATTTTGTGTTCTTATATCCTCCTGTGAAAACGAAGATGATATGGTAACATCTATACTTTTAGACAAGTCGGATATGACTTTGAAGCCCGGAGAAACTTATCAATTTACGGTAAAAGGCTCTCCTTCTAAAGCGAAGTTGCCTAAAATTAATTGGGGGATATATCCTGTAAATGCAAACAATCATTTGGCAAAAATAGATTCACACGGGAAACTAACAGCCTTGAAGCCAGGGAACTTTACAGTAAATGCCTGGATTGGAGATGATGATATAACGGATTTGTTATATATTGATAATGCAGTAATAAAGGCTGTGTGTAATGTGACGGTTGAGCCTATAGAAGCTACTGGCATATCTATAGATAAGAAAGAGATTGTGTTTAATGGAGAACAAAGTTTGATTTTGGATGCTTCTATTGAACCTCAGGGTGCTACGAAGAAACTGGTCTTTTGGGAAATAGATAATTCGGAAATTGCAAGTTTAGAATCAGGTAAAGACAATTCGGTTATTGTAACAGCGCTAAAGGCAGGAGAAGCTACAATTACAGCACGTGCAGGGTTTGAATCTTCTATAACTTCAACATGCAAAGTGAAGGTTAATCCTGTTGTAGCACAAGGTTTTTCTTTGAAAGAAAATGAAAAAAATGTAAGGGTGGGAGATGTTTTTACTATAGAATCAATAATCACTCCTGCATATGCAACAAAAGAAAACATAGCATGGGAGATTTCTGATGTAAATATTGCAAAGATTAATGAAGACAATAGTATATCTGCCATGTCTCCTGGAAAATGTATAGTTAAGGCTATTTTGGGAAATACAGGGTTAGAGGCTACTTGTGAGCTGACAGTAGAACCCATTTTATTGGAATCTATAAGTTTTGATAACCTTACATATAAAATTGAAGTTGGAGGACAAAAACAGTTAAATGTTGTGTTTACACCAGAAAACGCAACTAATAAGAATGTGATATGGACTTCATCCGACCCTGTGATTGCTCCGGTTGATGAAAATGGAGTGGTTCTAGGGAATACATCAGGAAGAGTACAAGTTACGGCAACGTCAGAAGATGGCGGACATGTGGCAAACTGTACTGTTTATATTGTGTCATTAGGAGGTATGATGGATGTTTATTTCCCTACGTCTTCTTTGATTATTAATTCGGGATATTATACGGGCGTTATGTCATGTGCCATAAAGAACAATAGCTCAAAGACTATAAAACTTACTAAGTTTAAAGTTTTTTCTACTGGAAGCGGTAGTGCTCCTATTGAGATTACTGATGAGGCGAAATTAGGATATTTATCTTCCGGAGAAACAAGAATTTTACAGTTTAGATTATCACATGTTTATGAGCCAGGATTTAAGTGGGAGTTTGAATGTGATGGTCATTATTTTTCTGCTTATGGAAGTTATAAACAGTAATTTTTAATGTTAAGCAATCATTAAGTTAAGCGGAGTTTCTCCGCTTTTCTTGTTTTGTGGCATATCGTTTGTTGTACCGGTTATGGTAATATTGCCACAATATTATAAATATGAGAAAGCATGGGAAAAAGGCATCCAAACACTACGCAGACCGAACATCGTCAGAGAAAGAAATAGGCAGCATCGCTAAAATCTTTTTCGTAAGAAACTCAATTAAGTAGGAATAAGCTTCGTCACTATCACTGGTTAAGTTTATTCCTGCTTTTTCCAATGTAAAGTTGGCGATGTGAAATATCTCGTGCGCTAATATTGACAATCCTTTTATATCTTTCGGCAAATTTGGCATATACAAAATCATTTGTCCGCCAGGCAATAAAAAACTTTTTCCCTTTTCTTCTCCACTAATCATAGAAACGATTTCGGAAGACTTCTCGCACCCGAATATCTTTGATAGTCTTGCCTTCAAGTGCTTTTTTTCTCCAAAATGAACCATTACATCCCGGTCATAAATGTCTATGCTTATTATCTTATTCATAATGAATATAATGTTTGTGCTTTATATATAATAATGCAAATATAACTAAAAATAATCAAGATGCTGTTCTTTGGCATATGAATTATAATTAATCGGATTTGTTAAAAAGCTGATTTATCGGATATTTATTTGTTTATTTGTTTGTTCTTTCGTTCGTTCTTTCTATATTTGTGCATTAATATAACACAAATGGGCAATTGGAGCGAAAGGCAAGAAGTAAAGAAAGAGGTCAAGGAAAAGGATAAGGTAAGGCGTGAAAAACTTGCAGGGTATTTCTTCGACCTATCCAAACTCTCTTTTGCTGGGCTTGTTATAGGAATAACATTACCTTTGTTCTCTGACACCCAAAACGCAACAATGTGGCTCGTTGCTATGTTTGGAATAGTATTAACCGTATTGTCGGCATTGCTGGCAAACAAAATATTAAAATAGTATGGAAGTATTAATATTCGTTTTCGCAGTAGGAGTGGCAATAGTAGGTGGTATTTACCTATGGACATTCACCAAGTCCGGCAAGAAATGGCTTGCAAGTTTATAATTGACTGTTATTTAGAGAAAATAATAAAGCCAGACATTAAGCCTGGCTTTTTCTTTGCATGACATCCCCATCGGTTTCCACAATACAATCTTCTCCATGAATGTAAACATATACCGATGCTATATCCTTTTGGATAACATTTACTTTTGCCCGGTCGTACACGTTAATAAATACCTTGCAATACTGTGAACAGTCAATGGTTACTTCGCTGTCATGGCGCACGTAAATATCACATACAGAAAAGCCATCAAATAGGAGAGTACCTTTACAATTTCCGTTCAAAACAGAAATTTGTGACATGTTGCGTTTCTGCACATCTTCATCCACAAAAATATTATTCTTGTGGAGAAGGTCTTTGTCGAAGTGTTCTTTTATGAAAGTGTTGGTGGGGTAATTGTGCTTAATGGCAAAATCAATCCCATGCAGCCACTTGTCAATCAATCCTTGTTGGTCGGGAGTTCCCCATGCTTGTTGCCACGGCTGGCATAAACCAAGTGTGATTGCTTGGTTTAGTAATGTTCTGCTTAAATCCTTTTCGTCCATAATATCTTATATTATAATTTTTCTACTACCTCTGTCTATCACTATATTTAGCATATCTCTAACTTCTTGTACTAAAGCAACGTTTGCTTCGGTATTTTGGGCACTTCTTAACGTGTTATTGGCTATTGCCCTCAATTGAGTAAGTTGTTGTTCGGCTATAACATTATATTTCGGAAGAATCTCGTTTCCCCACTTTTCAAGCAAAGCGCGTTTTACACTTACATCTGCACGAATACCGTTTATGTAAGAAGCTAAAATATTGGCGGTTTCTTCTGTAATGTTTTCTTGTATCCCTTTGGAAAGAGTGTTTGAAGCGTTTGTCTCTTCAAGGCTTATTCCCATTTTTTTTGCAGCAGCATTTAGATAATCCCATATTTTCTTTGAGTCTGATATTGTCCCTCGAAGGCTTCCAAGTTGCTGCATTAGTCCGGCTGCCTCTTGTTCCGTCAGATTTGTACCCCCGGCGGAACTGTCCATAAATATACCTTTATCTCCAAACAGATAATCTCTTAGCTTATCCATAGCAGGTTTTATGACATTCAGAGAAATCATCTCCTTTATGACATTGCGCATAATATCAGCTACCGTATCATCAAAAGCCTTTGCTGCATCTTCTCCGTTGGCGAACGCATTGACTAACGCTTCTGATATTTGGTCTGACCATCCCTTTAAGTCTATACCGAATTGTTCGCTTGCCAAATCTTCATAGAAATACTTGATTTGCTCGCCTAACTCGATATACTGCTGCTTGTAGTCCTCTATTTTAGAAGCATCTGAATCTTTCTTGCCTTGTTCCGCCTCCATTTGCTTTTGCACCTCTTCTTGTTGCTTTTGAAGATTTGCAATCATCTCTTTGGATTGGCTTTGGGTAACAGCACCCAATTGCCGTTCTATGACAGATTGAAGGTTCTTATAGTCATTGGAAAGCTTTTTCACTTCCAGTTGCGAACGTTGGATTGCTTTATCCAGCTTCTTATCATGGGCTTTGGCTATGCTTCCTATTATTCCGGTAATACCGCTGACTACACCCGTAGCCCCTTGCATGATAGCCATCGGATTGCCGGAAGATATACCAGCGAAAAGGGTAGCTCCGCTTTGAGCTGTATTCAATAATCCACCCGCAACTTCTTGTACAGTGCTTAGAGTGTCTCCTATACTGTCATTCCCTAAGGCATCAAATGCTGACCCTAAATCTCCCAAAGTGCCGATAAGAAGATTAGCCATGTCGACAATATCTCCAAAGCCTACTTGAACTTTATCGGAAGCTTCATTTTGTTTATCTTGTGCATCAGTGACTTCCTTTTCCGCATCGGCTAATGTTTTTAATTTAGGAGTTAATTTATCGACGACTTTAGTCTGATAAGATAAGCCGCCATCCGTTTTCTTGGTTTCTGTATGGCTCATTTCAGAAACACCAGTAGTTACTTTGCCTCCATCCTGGATAAACCCAAGTTCTTTTTGAGCCTTTTTCAGCTTTTTGGTAGCTTCTACATACTCTTTTATTCCGTCTGATAATGTCTTGAAAGGCTTTCTGCTTTCACTTTCGTCACGTAGCTTTTTTAATACATTGACAAGCTCTTTAAACTCGTTGACTTTTAGACTTTGCCCGGTCGTATTTTTAAACTCTTCCAGGTTCTTGATTAGCCTGCTAAGAGTTGCAGAAGAAAGTCTGTCAAGGTCGTCAAAGGTTTTAGCCCAATCTTCCGAACTCTTGAATTGTTCAAATTTGGTTGATGCAGCATCTTCGCTCGCTTTCTTTTTCCTTTGTGCTATAAGTCTGTCGGTCGCTTCTTCGCCTAATTGACCTCTTTGGCTTTCAATATCAGCTAAGTCCTTTTGAAGATTACGTTCAATATCCTTTATCCTTTGGGCATAATCTTTATAATCCTCAATCATGCCTAAAAGGTTTTCAAGGCTTTCTGAACGCATTTTCTTACTTTCCTCGTTGATTGATTGGTATAGTTTCAGAATTACTCCTTCCCCAAACTGTTTCTTTACATCATCCTCTTTCATGGCAAGGACATCTGTAACGGAGAATTTACTTCCCGTATTTTCAAGCGCTTTGGAAAGTTGGTTGCGCAAATCATCTACTACACTTTTGAATGAGACCTCTCCGCCGAAAGCGATGTTCATGGAAAGAGATTTGTTGCCGGAAGCATTGAATAGCTTCTTGTATAAATCCCACTTTTCTCCGGTTTGGGAAACGTACTTTTCTATCTCCTTTAAGGCGTTATCAACTTCCTTCTTCGCATTGTCAATTCCCGCCTTGTCAATCTTGACACCAAGAGAAATGTATAAATCTTCTTGCTTCTCTTTGCTCCGGTCTAACTGCCCTTGGATGTATTTGTAAGCCCTGCTTGGGTCTTTTAAGTCCAAATTGATTCCGTTCTTATCAAAGATAGAGGCAAATTCAGAAATACCCTTCACTCTTTGAGATGCGGCTTCTTCTCCTTCTATCTTTCTCCATTTCTCATAGCTGGAAACGGCTTTATCTATGAGGTCGGTACGGGCTTCCCATTGTTCTGCAATAGGGTCTTTCGTGTTTCCAGAAGATTTTTCTAATCCCCCTAAAGCCTTATATATTGTCCTGGTAACTTCAAGTTCCTTATTGTAGGATGCCAGTTGTTTTTCTGAATATTTATTTCCGGATGCAAACGCCTTTGTTTTTTTCTCCAAATCACTGATATTACCGGAAAGCATCTCCATGTATTTTTCGTAAGAATCTCCTTCTTTGGGCTTTAAGACATCCATGTCGCCCGCAAGTCTGTTTGCTTCTTTTTCCCAATCAGCCAAAGGCTTACTTATATTAATTTGGTTCATGGAATGATAAGATTGTCTGGCTGTGTCTATAATGTTGGCTAAGTCCAAGCTTTGCTTCTCCAGTTCCAATAGTCTGTTTCTTGCTTTAGTGATGTCTTCCGGCTTGTATTTTGCGAAAGACAACTCTTTTCCGTTCTCATCAAATCTTCTATATCCCCCTTCTCTGATAATACTGGCAAGTTTTTCCCTTTCGGAATCAATGCTTTGCTTTTGTATTTGAGCGTTTGCCATTGTTCCGATAAACTGTTTCTTATATAAAGCTTTTTGTTCTTGTGATAATTTTCGCATCTTCTCAACAGAAAGAGATATTGCTACTCCGTATTTATCCGTTTGAGTAACTGCATCTTTGAATGTATTGGCGAGATTTTTTGTAATTTTCCCTAATTCTCGACTTTCTTCTGTACTTTTATTGGCTTTTTTGCTAAGGGTCTCGTATCGGTCAATAAGGCTGTCAACGGCTTTATTTCCTTGCATCTTATCGTTCGTATCGGAAATAGTCTTATTTAAGTCTGTAATAACCTCTGTTGTTGCTTTTGTTTCTTCTCTGAACGCATAAAATAGTGCTACAATTCCAGATAAAGCTCCTAATAATAAACCTAATGGGTTAGCCTTTGTCACTAATCCAAGTAACGCGATAGCGTCTTTTAAACTTCTAACACTTGCAGTTAATGATATGAAAGTTTTTATTAGTTTGAGGTTTACTGAAGATGCTAATAGAGCCATTGTTTTGTAAGTACCAAATGAGGCTATTATTGGAATGATTACTTTAGCAAAATCTTTCCAGTGCTTCATAAGTTCAGTAAGTATTTCTAAGCTATCTGAAAGTACACCGCTATTGCCTTCCGCAATGTCAGCCATCATAACATCCCAAGCGTCCTGCAAGTTGCTCCATTTGCCCGCAAGGCTTTCTGCAAGAGCTTCCTGCATGTTGTAGAATTTGCCGCCTTCATCGGTTAAATCCCAAAGAACATCTTTCACCATGTCGAAGCTGACCTCTTTCCGGCTGATTTTATCGAAAACTTCCCCGGCACTCACAACACGATTTTCAAGAACAGTAAATCGTTTTGCCAATTCATCGACCAACGGGATACCCGCCTCGGTAAACTGCCTCAATTCCTGCCCACGGAGAAAAGCTGCACTGCGCACCTGCCCGTACGCCAATATGATACGTCCCATATCGACACCCACACCTGCGGAAATGTCGGCAAGTCGTTTGGCCGTATCGTAAAGCTCTTCATACGGAATGCTGTATGCGGACAATTGTTTGGCGTATGAAGCCAGTTCTTTAAACTGAAACGGAGAGACAACCGCCAAATCCTTAATGCGGTTGAATATGGTTTCCGCCTTCATACTATCTCCAAGAATGGAGGTAAGGGCAATGCGTTGTTTCTGAAACTCTCCGCCAATGGTATATAATCCCCTTACAAAACGCTCTAAAGTGTATATGGAATACACATTGGCGATTTGGTTTTTCAGCTCCCCGGCTATCCTTGATTGAGACGACATGGCTGTGTTTTCCCTTTTCATTGCGGCATTGTGTGTGCCGGAAGCTCTTGCAGCCTGCATCCGAGCATTGGTGAGTCTTTGTTCGGCGAGCGCTGCCCTTTCTGCCATTTTTGCCTGAATATCAAGAATGCGTTGCTGTCTTACATCGCTCGCTGTTGTGTTATATTTATATCCAGCTTTTTGTAATGCCTGTTTGACGACATCACTGACTTTAGCCTTATCTACGATTATGTTTATTTTGTATTTTTTCTTATTTACAGCACTGGATATACTATCTCTAAGAGAAGCATCGTCTATTTTCAGTTTTGCTTTAACTTCGGAGGGAACGTTAATTTTATTGGTCCCTACATTGACTTTGAATATCTTACTTTTAAGTGCATTATCTATCGACTCTCTAATAATTTGCCTGTCTACCTCAACTCCCAATTTAGTGTTAAGTTTGACTTGTTTTTCAACGAGTTTCTTTTTTATCTGTTCATAATCCTGCTCCGTGCAGTCTTTCAAGTGAACGCTGAAATTGAGTGAACCTAAGTCTGCCATGTTAATTATTGTTTTGCGCCTTTTTTGATAGCGTTAATGCCGTTTACCATAAAATCATTGAGGGAAATTCTTTGTCCTTTCATTTCCTGCTCTTTTCTCTTTTCTTCCCACTTCCTTTTTAAATCTTCCATTTCTTTGGCTGTGTGCTCCTTTTGTCCGGTATTATTATCATTATCATATACCACAATCGGAGCATCGCACATAAAAAGTTCATATTGGGCGCATGTCAATACCCAATCCATATACCAATTAGGGATGTTAATCATTCCCCAAAGAAGAATTAACGGTCGTGTCAGCTCTGGGTGTTTTTCTCCGTTTGCAAATGCTGCTCCTGCCGAAGTTCTTGAAGGATACGTTCTGCTTCCTTTCTCGTCATCGTCATTATCGTGTCTCTCATTCCGGTCAGTAATGTGAAAGCATTCAAGTATTCCAGTCTCTGAAATTCCACTTTTTTTTTACCAATGAAAAGTATTCCGTACAATTCGTCATCTGTGTATTTTTTCCATAGCATACGCCAATATATCCAATGGAAAAGTCTTATCTTCCACCAATTATTCAGAATAATGAGAGAGGCACATTTAGCAGTAACTTCATCCTCGCTTTTGCAGGAATGTAAGACATGGGTTAATTTTCGTATTGTGCCGCGGTGCAGCCATTTTATACCGAACTTTTTTCCTCTTATCGTAATATAATCTATGCTGTTCTCCAGCACGTCGTCAAGCGTTTTCTGCTCTGCTGTGGTAGGTTGGTTTATTGTTTTATCGTTCATATTGTGTTATTGTGATGTGTGAAAAAGGAGAAGGCGGCGGCAATAACGCACACCGCCATATTTTTAAATCAAAGAACCGTTCTGGGTAACTTCCACCGCACTGAACTCATTGGCGGTGAATATGCTGACCGTAGCAGCCCTTTTTGCTCCGCTATTCTCGTCGATTTTGACCGTCACCACTTTCCCGCTAACCGAGGTTTTGCACCATGTTTCCGTTGATGAAGCAGAGACAGAGCTTTCCTTGGTTGTTGCGGTAATGGTTTTCCCTGTATTATCTGCCGCGCTGGTAAAAGACAGGGAAGCTGGAGCTACGGTCAGTCGGCTTTTTTTGTCAAGAAAGCGATATTATCTTCGGAAGAGGAGCCGGACGAAGCACCATCTTCAAGTTCAATAGTTCCGCTAAGCGCAAAAGCGAATGGGGTAGTGGACGCATTCTCAAACAAGGGGCGTGCGTAGACGGCCATTCTTTTTACAAGCAGACATTTTTCTCCGTCGTCACTTATAAGCGCAAATCCTACGTTCAGTTTCTTGCTGTTTAGCACAGCAGAGAATCCCTTGAATTGCTGGTTGTTGATAGTCGCTTGCGCTATTTCAGTAGTTTTCCCAAGAAAATATTCTACCAATTCCTTGCTTACACTTGGAACGGTAGCAGCGAAAGTAATATCTCCTGCTGTACTGGTGACAGCCCAATCCGCTTGCAGACCGTGCACCTTTGTACGGTTTAATGTCGGTTCTGCTTGGGACAAGGAAAGGGTATCTACGGTAACGGGCAAATCAAAATCCGGAGTTACCGTGGCAAAATTTGCAATGCCACCCTTTACCAACATAATGGATGAAAGACCGCTAAATACATCTTTCAATTCCTGCTTTGTTTTCATTGCCATAATAAATAGTTTTAATCGTTTTATTTTATGTTTATTTTATCACAAGGTCAGTCCTTATCAATGTTGCGCTGAACCCTAATCCGTCATTTCCTTTTAAGGTCAATTTGGGGTTTGAGGCACTTATGAAATTGTCGCTGATAGGGAATAGGGAAAGACT